GAATCGAGCGATCCAGTACTCCGTGGTGAAGAACGTCGGCATACCGGTACCCTTGAGCTTTGCCCGGTTCATGATGACAGCGTCCATCACCTCGAGCATCGACGAAGACGCATCATCAACGTTGACATAGATCTGCGTGGTGTAGAGCTCGTGATCGGTTGCGATCGGTCGAATGCACTGCTCATCAATCTTGTCCTCGCTGGCAATATCGCGACCGTCGCCGAGGAGCATCGCACGAGCAACTTCCTCATCGAGCATGAGCCGCATTTCGCCCTTCATCCAGGCGATCACCTCGAAGTCGGTGATGTCTACGACATCGTCACGATCCAACGCCTGCTTCTTGTACACAGTCGTAGGAGTTGTGACGCGCTTGGCGACCGGGAAGAACTCTTCCTTCTTGAATGCCCCTGTCACGTAACCCTTGGCTCGAGCGTCATCCTCAGTGAGATCGGCCCACAGCGTCTTGATCCGGGAGAACGGGCTCTTTCGAGCAGAACCAATCAGAGCAGTTGCCCACTCAGTACGACGCCTGTTCCACTCCGGCGCATCAGCGATTGCTTTTGCATCGGGGAAGAGAACGTCGATCTCATTGATCCCATGCGCAAGAGCGTATTCCTCGAAGGCGCCCTTCATCGAGCCGCCTCGCATCGCACTCTTGAGAATGCCCTTCATGTCATCATGAGAAAGCACCATGGAGTTGTCGCCGCCCGCCTTCTTATCCTCGAAAACGTTATGGGTGATCATTTGGGTTCCTTCCTTGTCGCCGTGACCGGCAGAGTCGTCATTCAGGTCGTCTTGCTGTGCTGTGCCGGCAGCTTCGGCTGCCTGACCAACCATGAAATACACTACTTCTTTTTGTTCATCAGTCATCGCATTGAATACGTCTGCAACAGACTTGTCCTCATCGCCGTCAGCATGCCCGACCTTCTTGTCCTTATCGGCATCACCATCAGCATCTTTAACCTTCTTGGTGTCACTGGATCCACTCACATCGAGCGCCTCTCCGAGCATGGAATGAACCAGCTCCCTCTGCCTGTCGTTCAACGAGTCGTATACCTTCTGGACATCGTCATCCCTATCGTCCCTATCGTCCTTACCGTCCCGATCGTCATCATCGCCGTCAGGAGTATCAGAATGACTGAGCTCGATGGGAATCCCCATCGTAATAATGGCTTCATCTTCAAGAACCGAGTCTGGCTCACCGTCAGAATGCTCAACGACGATGTTGTCAATTACTGCTCCTGGGTTTGCACCAGAAAGCACCAAACTCACTTCCTTGATTGCCCCATGAAGAACGGCTCCTGCCTTCATGAGCAAACCATTTGCCCAAATGGACAACATTGTGATGTCCTTGTGGACTACTGCTTCCTTCGTATGTTGAGCCTTCGGTGTGTTGTTGAAATAGCAACGGGTGTAAATATCTCCATTACGAGCTTCGAGAATAGCGTGCCCAAGAACGTTTTCTGGGTCATTGTGACCATGCATCCACACCAACGGGACCTGCATTTGGTCCTGATGCTTGAAAGCATCCGGCATGATGGTCTTACCGTCAGAGCATCGAATGTTCGCCTTTGTGGCGTAACCACTGAAGTCGTGCTTCATCGTATTTCCTTTCAGAGACTAAGACGCTTTCTTGACGTCTGCTTCTGGTTGTGGCATGTTGCTATTTACTAGCTGATCGGCCTTCGGATCTGTAGATGGAGGAACTCCCAGGAACCCTCGGATCTCATTAGCCGAGAAGATCTCATTTCTGGAGAACTTATCGGCAATTTCAGCAAGCTCGCCTACAGTGACGAACATGAATGGATCACGGAAATATCGAATCCGTTCCTTATTGGCTGTTCCAACTATACCAAGCCACGATCTCTGCATCGCCTCAATTATAACGTCAAGAATAGGCTTTACAGTTCGATTATGATAGTTGAGCATGGTCTTTTCGTCTGCTGTACCGTTCATGACATCCTCGGTAATACCGAGTTGCCCAAACAACAGATTAGTAAGATACTCAATCTGCTTAAGAAGATTGTTCTCAGCTGGACGATTAAGCTGAGTAATCTTTTCTGTTCCATCCGTATAAGCAATACCGTACTGACTACCCTTTAACTGGAATTCGATGTCTTGGCGACGTTGTTCTGCTTGTTGACGTCTTGCCTCCGACTTGATTACGTATGGCAACTGAATTATGATGTCAAGCTTGCCTGAACCAGTAGCTTCATCAACCGAATCCAAGAGACTCAATTTCCGAGTCAACCTCGAAAGAGTTGAAAGTGGTTCGTTCATAACCGCATAAAATGGATTCTGAACAAGAGCTACGAATTTCTTCTCTAATATAACTTCTTCACGTTTTCCAGTTGCCTCATTATACAGTTCCACTCGAACATGCTTTGGGAACCACTCTTTAACGCAACCAACACGTAATGTTACAATTTCAAAATCGGCTGCCTCTGGGGTTCCAATCGTATCGACTGGAACTATCGCCGCAACTCCTTTATCGAACAACGTAAGAACAATATCTTGCCGAAATTGGCTTGGTCCTTGGTCCAAGTTCGGTTCGAAAAGAAAGCATTTGTTTAACATGCTCTCCATGTTCTTCAAATATCGATCCTGCTCATCAAGTTGAATGTGACGAATTAAAACTTGCGCAACATCGATACTAATTCTCGTATAAATAGACGTAATGATGGATCGATCGTTATAATATCTCTGTCTCGGACGATCTGGCGCACTAGAAGAGCCCAAACCTAGATTATACACCTCTTCCTGCTGTTCGCCAGTTGACCGAAACGCGTTCCAAGCGCTTCTGACTCGTGATAGAATTGGCAAAATATGCACCTCCTTTCTAGGTGTTGATCACGAATGTTAATTAGTCAAAGTTCAGCTCCCGAACATCAACACCGCTAAGACGAGCAAGCATATCGCCCACAACCTTTTTACCTTGATTAACCTTGTTCTGATTACGTTTCCCTCGTTCGACTTGAGCTTTTGCGGCGTCTCTAAAAGACCCTTCAATCACAAGATCATTTGTTGAAATTTGAAAAAGACCTGCTTTAATCATGTCGCCAACAGAAGCTTTCCCATCTGCAACTCGTTTTACTCGATCAAGCCTTCTCTGCGCTGATGGGTTGTTTCTATTACCGAACCGATCAGGCCCCTTTGCTGCTCGCTTTTGGGCTCGTCGAACACCCCACTTCTGACCTTTGACACCGTAGTGCGCAAAGAAGGCGTCGATTGCCTCGTCGGATAACCCCTGATGCTCGAGAAACTCCCCAATCTGGTCTACGTTCATTCGAAACTCTCCTTGTTCGCCTTGTACGCCACATAAGCATCCATCATGGCGGCTACGTTGTCGATCTTCTCATCCTTACGCTTCTTCTGGAGCTTACGGTTACCATTGGTATCCTCGAGAGTCACCGCATTACCCATTGCAAAGCTCATCAAGTCTTGATCAAATATAAGCATCCGTTCTTCACTCAAATGCTTCAATTCACCAAGTGGAACCGACTCGGTCCTAGCTCCCTGAATAACTTTCTCAATTCCAAAGGATCCGTTTTCCGCTTCCCAGCGACTTACGAATTCCTTGGCGTTGTAAGGGTCGAATCCTAGACAACGAACGTCGTAATCATTCCTTAACAAGAAGGCATCCAGATCATCATACACTTCCATCATGTCAAGCACAGTCCCCTCGAGGACATGAAGGCTATCTTCAATAATAAACTCTTCATACTTACCTCTCATGGCTGCCGGCAACTTCATCAACGTCAACGAAGAGATGTAACTCCTCGTCTTCACACCAAACGCTCCGTTCTGCAGCGGGAACAGTAGCGTGAACGCACAGAAGTCGTCGCCTTGCGAAAGATCTGCGCCTAGAGCACAAGGCATGCCCCAGAATTCTCGATCTGCGTGAGGAAGAGTCTCTTCGTACGTGAAGAAGTAGGTGAACCCTTCCATCGGAATACCAAAACGCTTCGCCAAGATGTCGTTTCGTGACGCCGGCGCTTTCTCAGCTCGCTCGACGTCTAGATGGTAAACGTCGTACGTAACCGTCTGCCCAAGATTTGGGTTGGCTTTCTGCCATTTTGACGGATCATTAACTTCTTCTATGTCGTCCAACTTGTAGTGCCAGATGGAAACGTGAGGAGCTTGATAGTCACCTCGAAGAATGCTAGCAAGCTCCAACTTAATGGTGTCGCCGGATCCATTCCGAACAGTTCCCTCCGAGCTGATCGCTACAATGATGTAGTCGTCCAACTTTGAGGCACCTTGCTCGATTGCCCCGACGACATCCTCTCGAATGTCACCAGACAGCCACTCGTCGACCGTCGACACCTTAGGACGAAGACCCTGAAGTTTGTTGATCGCCATCGGACGGACCTCGAGGAGAGATCCAGTTAGAAAGTTCTCGACACCCTTCTTGGTCGAGGCCAACTTCATCCGATTGAACTTCGATCCCGTTGTGTTCTGAAGCGATCCCTCTGTAAGGAACTTAAACAGTGGACCTCGCGCGCGGGTGATCGCAGTCCTGAACGGAGACATCACCTCGTCCGCTTGCTTCATGGTAGGGGCGGTGGTAATCTGATGAGTGGTTGCCGTATCCACATTGAGGAAGTAGCTCTGGATGCACATGGCATACATCGACTTGGCTGCACCTCGAGCGACGATCAAGTACTGCTTAGTGATCAACCGCTTCTTGATCAACTTCTTGACATAAGATCCGCCACCATCCGGCGAAGGTTGATACACACTTCTCTCAACAAAGTAAAACCAACCTAGAAGATCCTCTGCCCAAAGCTTGAACGAGTCGAGCAGATGCAGATCGCTACCGTCAGTTAGAGTTAGTTCCCATTCACAATACTTGATGAACCCATCGACAGCCATGTCGTCATGATAGATGTTAGGATTAGCGATGTAGTCGTCGATTCTGTTCATCTGCATCGAGATCTCACGGTTTACCGGAATCTCACCTCGAAGAACTGCGTCTCGAAACTCGCCGTAATATCTCGGTGTTGCCGTGTTCGACAAAGTCACGAGACGCCTCCTTTCTAATTAACCAGCTGCTTTCGATGCAAGCTTGGTGGCAATCATCTTACCCGCTGGACTATTAGCAAAATTAACAACTTCATTCATCATCTTCCCAGCAGCAAGAACCCCTCCGACAACCATCAAACCTTTCTTGACTGCTGACGGATTGAACTGCTTGCGATAACGCTGTTCCATGTTGAGTCGATCGAGAAGATTTCGAAGTTCTTGGTCACTCAATTCGACCGACTTCTTCTTCTTAGCAGTACTATGACGTTGCCAGTCAGCAGACGGATTTATCGATCTGCGATCCTTACGACGAACACCCCACTTCTGACCTTTGACTCCGAAATGTCCAAGAAAAATGTCAACTTCTTCAGCGGTCATACCTCCACCTCTTCCTCTGGTATTGGATTAGGAAAATCGTTGAACTCCCTGAACACATTCAAACGCCATTCGTACTGGTCGATCTGATTTGTCTTGGCCTCGATCAGATACGAAGTAGTCGGCGGATCGAAAAGTACACTAACCTTCAAATAGACATAGGTCCTGATCATGCTCATCTGAGAAAGAGGCACGACGAACTCGTCCCACGTAGAAGACTTGTCCTCGATCATGAATCCTTCGACCGGACCCACGCCAAGTTGGTTCAAAACGGAGAACGCCAAGTTGATGTGAGTGATGATGTCCAGATCGAAAGCCGTGTAGTCGGCATCCAGCCCAAGGGTCTTCTTCGTACTGGTAAGAATGCTGTCTTCCATGATCGGGTCTCCTTTCCTTACTTAGAGTTTTTGCTCCCATTTTGACACTACAGCTCAGCCTCCATTCTTGGCTGCGAACGGATCGAACAGCTTTGTGTCGACCGACCTCCAAGTGACCGGACCGACAATGCCATCAGCCAATAGTCCGAAGAATGACTGGAAGTTCTTGACAGCCACCGTCGTCGTGGCATCGAAGTTGCCCGAGACTTCGCAAGTCGCTCCAGTCATGTCGACCAATAGAATCTGGAGGTAAGTGACAAGGAAGTTAGCCGACCCTTCCTGGATCGTCGGCTTGGCGGCTCCTCGAATGCTCTGCATCTGTGGCAGGGTAAGCGGCCACGGCCATGCCGCCGGAGGCGGTGGGAGCACGAGGCTGAGCGCATGAGAGATTACCGAATGCCGGAACTGATCCATGTGCCAGCGAGGACCGTTGCTGCAACCCAGTCGGTTCTCCGGAGACGTCCAGGCCGAGCGGCCAGTGGGGTCACACTTTCGACCAGGAGCCCACTCGAAGTGACCGAAGATTCGATCGGTCTGGAAGCCCCAGTTGTACCGACGAGACATGTCGTTCCAGATGAGCGAGACACCGTGAAGCAGCGACCACACCTGAGCGTCAGTGTACGGTTCGCCAACTCCATTGTTCTGGATCTCGATTCCAATGGTACGAGAGTTCGCTCCGTCCTTGGGGCAGTACGGTGTTGGTCCACCTGCACCTGAAGTGTTCGTCGCTCCACCAGCTGCGAGCCACCAAGTACCACTTCGCTCGATGTAGATGTTGGCAATCGGCTTAGCCGCTGCCTTGAACGTTCCGTAGTTGACCGAAGGCCAGCCATCAGATGCAGGACCACTAGCAGTATGATGGATCGAGATACCTTCGACCCGTCCGTTGTAACCACCAGAACTACGAGCTCGCCGTTGCCAGCCCTGCACTTCGATGAAAGGAACGCCCGCTCCGTTGTTATGAAGTACTGTCGGAAGTTGGTCGAGATATACGGAACCCATCACTGCACCTCGTCATCTGAATCGATCATGTCTTCGGGATCTGTATCGCCGAAACTATCTACTTCTTTCCAGAAATAAAAGATCGCCGCTTCGCTTCTACCAGCAGCACGCATCTCTTCGTTGGCCTTTTCAAAGGCTGTCATATCGAGATCCTTGAGATATGTCTCGATGTCTTCCTCGCTGGTTCCTGCTTCCCGCATCTCTTCGATCATCTTGAACAGTGCTGGCAATTCCTCAACAGAACTCATTTCTTTCTCCCTTGGTTCGAAAGTTGTTAAATCGAGTCAAAACTCTGGCCCTTTGTTTTTAGATACGTTCAGCCTTACAACACGTCCATATGCAGTGCAATAACGAGACAATAACTATCCGATTCGACACGTAAGGAGCGTCTTGTCTTTTCTTTTGGTTTACTCATTGTCTTCCTTCCGGTCACCAAAGTCGTGTATCACCTGGTTTTCGCTCCACAAATTCCGTCCGAAGAAGCGAACTATCACCGTAATGGATGGCATTATGAGTATCATGTGTGGTTGTTATAAGGAATTCTGGGTTTAAAACCCATTCATGTGAGTGAACTATATCATCTTCTTTAATTGGATTTATGTGATGAACAACCAGCGCTCCATTAATTTCGAACCCAGGAACACCCAAATCGCAGCCGTTATCACGCAATATGACCGCTTCTCTTACTTGTTTCCACTCTCGAGAGGCATAAAACATTTGATTTATGTGACGATCGAACCCAAATGTAGCGTGGCCTACGACGCCTCCAAGTTTCAAATACTCGTATCTTTCGAGGAAAGTATCGAGTCTTCTAAGCTCATTATAGGTTCTAGTCCTCATAATAATCGATCTCCGGAACCTCTTGACCGGCATACTTCTTCATTGCGTCCAATGCCTGCCCATAAAGTTCCTCAATACGCTTTGCCGAAGCCATCTGTTCCACCCTTGCCTGGAGAAGCTGGTTCTCATTGGACAAGCGTTCTTGCTCGAGGATCTCCCTTGTGGAACCGAGCTTCAAATAATGCGTGATGACTTGCGCAGTAGCTGTGCCTTCCCTCAATTGCTTCTCTGCTAGGTCCACCGCCATTGAAACCAACTGACCCTCTCGTCCTTCGAGGGTTGCTGCCGGTCGGACCTTTCGTTCTCGTTTACTCGTCATCGTCATCACCCCAACTAAGGAACCATGACGGGAGCTCTTGAAGAGGCACTTTCTTCCCAGCAAACTCATGAGTGCTGTCACCAAGGAATTCAAATACGCCGTCTCTGAGGTATGAGTGACACACAAACTTTTCTCTTGGCGATTCCCACGTAGTACGAATGGATGGCTCGAGGGTCGGCGCTTCTAGATCCCCATTCCAAGTCCAAGCAGGAGATTGCGTAGTCGGTTCTACCGGAATCATGTGCAATCCGGTGCCTCCACCATTACCAACACAGCCAGGACAGATGAAAGCTAGAGCTTTGTACTGCTCTCCACCACTGATTACGTCTTTCAACATTGATTTCATCTTCCCAAGCCTCCTTTCCCGGTATTAAAAAGTGAAAACATTGTCCCAAAATTCCCCCGGAGCTAAAATATAG